CTAGTAACTTGCTAGTCGCGGACATACGCGTATCCACCTGGTATACGCAGACAGCATAAGGAGAACCAATAATGCCAACAACAGTCATTACGGGTCGCGACCTCGTTCTAACCATCGCAACAGTAAATTACGATGCTCAGACAACTAGCGTGACACTCGTAAACTCACCAACCATCGATGTTTTTCAGACCCTCGATGGCAAGGCCTACAAACACGTGGACGACAACTGGACTCTTAACGTAGAGTTACTTGCCGACTGGGGTGCAGCATCATCACTATTCGAAGCAATGTGGACTGCAGCTGATACAAATCCAAACACAACTCTTGCAGTTTCATTAACAGCAGTAACTGGCGCAGTATTTGCTTGCAACGTCTTGCCAGTATTTCCAACAGTCGGTGGCGGTGCTCCAGGAGCACAGACTGATACTTGGGCGCTAACAGTAGTTGGAACACCAGCAGACACATTCAGTTAAAATCTAACAACGGGAGCAAAGATGAAACTACCAATAACAATTACATATAACTCAGGCGACGAAGCAACTTATACGGCTCAGCCTCCTGAGTGGGCAAAGTGGGAGAAGGCAACAGGCAACACGATTTCTCAGGCGAACGACAAGATCGGGATCTGGGACTTAATGTTTCTGGCTTATAACGCTTACAAGCGAGAGAACGCTGGAAAGCCTGTTAAGTCCTACGAGATCTGGTCTGAAACCGTTGCAGATGTAACAGTCGGAGACGATAGCCCAAAAGCCACCAACCAGGAAGCATAAGGCGGATCCTCGTTAATCTAGCAATAGAGACGGGGATACCGATGCAATACTGGGAGGATGCAGACGACATTTTAACCGCGATAGAGATTTTGAAGGAGCGATCGGATGGCAGATGAAGTCAAGATCGCTTATGACAAAACAGATCTACGCGGTAGTACCAGAGCCTTCAAAGGTATGTCAGATGAAGCCGTTGAAGCTGCTAAGAAGGAAAGTTCTAATCTTGCTGAATACGCTTCTCAACAGATTAAGATCGCAGCAGCGACTCGTACGGTTTCAGGTACTGCTGCTAGGCGTATTGCTGATGGAGTTAAGGTAAGCAAGACATCTAAGATCGGTGAGTTCAGTTACGGCTTTGCTCGCCAGAAGTTTAGCGGTGGCGGTTCAACTCTCGACCTACTTTACGGTATGGAGTTTGGATCTAATAGATTTAAGCAGTTTCCAAAGCGTACGCCTAACAAAGGCAGAGGTAACTCCGGTTACTTTATCTACCCAACTTTGCGACAGATTCAGCCGAATCTAGTTCGTAAGTGGGAGGAAGCATTTAGTCAGATTTTGAAGGAGTGGGATTAATGGCAGGTAATAGAACCCTTAAACTCTCGATCCTTGCTGACGTTGATGATCTTAATAAAAAGTTAAAGGCTGCTAATGGCGATGTCGAAACATCCGCTGGCAAGTTAGAAAAGTTTGGCAAGGTTGCAGGTGCTGCCTTTTTAGCGGCTGCTGCAGCTGCTGGTGCCTATGCACTTAAGATTGGCGTTGATGGTGTTAAGGCTGCATTAGCCGATGAACAGAGCCAAGTTAAATTAGCCTCAGCATTAGAGAACGCAACCAAGGCAACTAAAGCCCAGATTGCAGCTACTGAGGATTCAATTGACAAGATGGCTCGGGCTACTGGCGTTGCTGATGACACTCTCCGTCCAGCCCTTGCTCGTTTGGCTTTATCAACTGGCAATGTTTCAAAGGCTCAGGATCTACTCTCTCTTGCTCTTGACATCTCTACACAAACAGGCAAGCCATTAGAGGCAGTCGCTAATAGCCTTGGTAAGGCTTATGATGGAAACAGCGCAGCCCTTGGTCGCTTAGGTATTGGTTTAACCGCTGCTGAATTAAAGGCAATGACCTTTACTCAGGTTCAAACAAAGTTAAGCGAACTCTTTGGTGGCGCAGCTGCTAAGAACGCTGAGACCTTCCAGGGTCGAATGGATCGATTAAAAGTAGCCTTTGATGAAGGCGTTGAGACAATCGGCTATAACCTTTTGCCTATCATCCAGAAACTAATTGACTTAATTGTTAATAAGGTTATTCCAGACTTCCAGAAGTTTATAAAGATCTTTGATCCACTCAGAGATGCAATCGAACGAAACAAGGAATCCTTTCAGGCACTTGGTTCATTTATCGTTGATTACATCGTCCCAGTATTTACGGTTGCTTTGGGTGGAGCGATTACATTCGTCGCAAAGATTGCTGCTGGTGTCGTGGACATCGTAGGCGGAGTTATCAATGTAATCCGTAGCCTTGTCTCTGGCGCTATTGATGGCATTAATGCCCTTATTAAGGCTTACAACTCCATACCAATCTTGCCTAACATTCCAACCATTTCTAAGCCATCATTTACTACTCCGACAGTTTCAGCGCCAAAGGTAAGTACTCCAACTTACACAGCCCCAACGATCTCAGCCCCTACTGGTGGCGGATCTACAGGGACAACATCTGGAGGATCAGGCGGAGTTAAAACTGCTTCAACCGCAGCTGCCGTTGCTTCAACCGCTATCGGGTCGTTTGATGTCGGTCGTTTCAGAATGGCAGAAAACGCCACGTCTGGAGACACTTACAACATCACCGTAACTGGTGCCTTTGACAAGGAAGGCGTAGCCCGTCAGATCGTTGAGATTCTTAATGACTCAACTGCTCGCGGTGGTGGCGGTGGAGTAGGAGCGTTTCAGATAGCATGAGCCAATGGACTCCTGAATGGGCTGTATCGATTAATGGCGCGGGTGATGTCACTAATCTGACACTTGCCAACCTGACTATTACATCAGGGCGTACTGACATCTACTCTCAGCCTTACGCGGGTTACTGCAATGTTGAGATTATTAACCTTGACCAGTCACCGATTGTCATGGACATTAATGACCAAGTATCAATTAAGGTCAAAGACTCATCTGGCACCTTTGTAAACATCTTTGGAGGCTTTGTCTCTGACATCGATGTAACGGTCTCTGATGCGGGTACTAACGGCATTTCAGAGCGTATCCGGGTAATTGCCTTGGGTGCTTTGTCAAAGCTGCCTAAAAGTCTCACAGAGGGTGTTTTGGCTAAGGACTTTGATGGAGATCAGATCTATTCAATTCTTTCAGAGTTACTGTTAAACAACTGGAATGAAGTACCACCGGCTGAAACTTGGGCAGATTACAATCCTACCGTAACCTGGGCTAATGCTGAGAATGTAGGACTTGGAGAGATCGATCAACCAGGTAATTATGAATTAACTTCTCGATCATCAGATTTAACTAATGTTTATTCTTTGGTTTCATCTTTGGCAACCTCTGGCTTTGGTTACATTTATGAGGATGCGGTCGGGCGAATTGGTTATGCCGACAGTACGCACAGAGCAGATTACCTAAGCACAAACGGCTATACAGAGTTATCGGCTAATACTGCCTTGGCTCGTGGTATTCGTACTCAAAAGCGCTCAGGCGATGTCCGCAATGACGTAACTATCGTGTATAAGGCAAACGCAGAGGCTAACGCTTTCGATGCTCAGTCTCAGGCTATTTATGGACCTCAGCAATACCAGATCAATACATCACTAGAGCATGATTACGATGCCGAGGAACAGGCAGACTTCTACCTAGGTTTGAGAGCCTTTCCACAGCCTCAATTCAAAGAGATTACTTTCCCGCTTAGCAATGGCGAGTTAGACGATACCGATCGCGATGCTCTCCTCAATGTGTTTATGGGATTGCCTCTGGACATCGTGGATCTACCATCAAACATTACTAATGGTCAGTTCCAGGGCTTTGTCGAGGGCTGGACTTTCCAGGCTGGTTACAACCAACTAAACCTAACTTTGACTCTTAGCCCTACTGCCTATTCAATCATCACTACTCGCTGGGATCGCGTAAACGCAGCCGAGACTTGGAACACTTTAAGCCCAACCCTACAATGGATTAACGCTACAATAGTAGCCTGATAAAGGAGAAACATGGCAAGCACTTCCGCATTTGGCTGGGAAACCCCGGACGACACAGACCTCGTAAAAGATGGCGCAGCTGCGATCCGTACACTTGGCAACTCGATTGATACATCAATGTCCGAATTAAAGGGTGGAACAACTGGTCAAGTATTGAGTAAAACATCTAATACTGACATGGATTTTACTTGGGTTGCAGCAGATGACAGCAATGCAATCCAGAACGCTATTGTCGATGCTAAGGGCGATCTAATCGCAGCTACGGCTAACGACACTCCAGCGCGTTTAGCAGTGGGCGCGGATTATGGATTTCTCCAAGCATTAGCCAGTGCAAGCACAGGACTTCAATGGAACAGCGGTGCATGGACTTCTTATACACCAGTACTTTATCCATTAAGCGGTTCATTAACTTCTTATTCTGTAACATTTGCAAAATGGCAACGCATTGGAAAGACTTGCATTGTTAAATTTGCATTTACTATAACAAATGCGGGAACTGGTTCAGGTCTTGCTTTTGATATTCCATTTACTGCGACCTCAGATGCCGTTGAACTTAATGTTGGTTCTGGTCGCGAATACCAAACAACTGGAAACATGACACAAATAAAAATTGATTCGACTTATAGTGCAGGTAGAGCAGCGATCGGCATTTACAACAACACACAACCTTTAGTGACGGGTTATCGTCATTCAGGCACAATCGTTTATGAGGTGGCATAATGGCAAAGTTTATTTCAGCGCTAGGAAATGACGATTTAGTTGATGATGATTCATTTCTTGCGCGATTGCGACACTGGCGCGATGGCGAATTAGCGCGCACAGATTGGACACAGGTTGCAGATGCACCTGTCGATCAAGCTGCATGGGCTACTTATCGCCAAGCATTACGCGATCTTCCAACAAGCAACACAGATCCAAGAGCGATTGAGTTGCCTGTTGCTCCATGAAGCCGAAGCTAAGTAAAGCTGCCGTCCAGTTAAGGGAGCAGATCGATGACTCGTTCCCAGATCGTGACCGCACATCGGATGGTTGGATCGGTGATACCCGACACGCTGCTCGCAA